CAGCAAAAGTAGTAACCCTTTTCTTCAGAGATATCAAGCCAAGTGCTGTTACCTTCTTCATTTACTGCCTTGATAGCAAAGATGACAAACATCTTCGGAAGCTGAGTAAGAGCCACACCCTTCTGAATACCAGAGCCACACCATTCACCAAAGATGGCAATCTTCTTGGTGCCAGTAGGAACACAGATGTTTTCACACAGGAAACGCCAATCACCTTCGTGTGACATAGCCCAAAGCATGAAACCCGCATTGTCCGAAGTCAGTGACAGTTCACGTTCACGAGACTGATAGGTAAAGGTGTCCGAATCAAGATCGTACACAATACCAGCATTGGTACCATGCAGCTTTACAGTACCACGAAACTTCAGAGTAGGAAGCTGGCGCGAATTATCATAAATCGCATTACCATCATTATCCTTTCCTGCATACTGGGCATTAGTCTTGACATGACGAATTACATTCCGGAGTTGGTCGATTGACGGAAACCTAATCAAGTGCAATCTCCTTTGCGGCGCATGGCATAGCGGCGACATCAGAAAAACCAAAATCTACGATATAAGGGTAAGGTGTCCATTCTGGTAGAACGTCAACAACTTTACCTGTACACCCTTGCTCGATATTACCAACATCTTCAGTCAAATATATAACATCGCCAATCTTAAACATAACCTTCTTCCTTTAATTCAATCATAACAAATCTCACTTATAAAGTTCAAGAGGATGAACGACCTTAAGTTCATCTTCACAGTATAACCAGAACGGATCAGGAAAGGGCGGAGCATATTCACGACCGAAGAACACCTTGATCGTGATGTCGCCAATCTCAGCGACAATACCAACACGATCCTTGTTTGGCCAAATGCATGAGCGGACCGAATCACCAACTTTAATCATAAAAAAACTCCCTCTTGCTCTCTGATAACTCATCATAGCAAAAGGGAGATAAATGTCAACCAATTTTTTCTGAAAAAATCAGATATCGTCCAGATCGATGGCTTTGATGCCAGGATACTGGATATGATTGATTTGTAGGAACTTTAGTTCATCCGGCCGTGCTAATAGATAATCGTTATCCTCATTGAATACCTGTAGGTACTCTTCAGGAGTAACTTCTCGACCACTAGAAACTATTTCACCAATATGATGTTGTGACATTTCTTTCCAATCATCATCATAGTTGTCTTTCTTGATGTTCACTTCATCTAGCGCATCTTCTAGTGTATGCGCTTCTACGGCATATCGAATACGGTGCGACGAAATAGTTTCAACGATAAAGATTGACATGATTACATTCCGATCGGAAAAGGTGAAACAAGTACATGTGGTTCAATATAAACCGGCTTGACATCATCCTTGCCAGGAACCTTGCAGAGTACCCAAGTACCATCAGCAGATGGAGGGCTGAACAAACCATTGGGATCGGCCTGAGGAATACTAAATCCACCATCACGATTCCATTGAGGTTTTTGTGGATTGGTGTACTGAGTCGCATAAGGCAGACCGTAACCAATACTGTCACAAATCTTATGCGTGTGGCCATTGAGGTCAACAATGTAAGCATAAGTGACTAGGTTAGGCTGATCACGAAGTTCAAGAATGTCCTTCATCAATCGCTTTTCCTGAAAGTTATGAATAGCAGGAAGACCAACAGACTCGACACCCTGTTTTGACAGTTCCTCTTGCTTTTTATTTTGAATCTGATCAGATGACGCTGTATCAGCATCACATCCAGAAAGAACAAAAGCAGCAGCAAGGGCAGCAAAAATAGCAATCTTATTCATGATATAATTCCTTATTGATCAAGTGGAAAAGTCATTACGATAACACGAGGTTCAATGTACTGGGGTTCAACTCGGTCAGAGTGTGGAACCTTGCAAAGAACCCAAGTGCCATCTGCTTGTGCAGGACTATAAAGTCCATTTGGATCAGCCTGTGGAAGTGCAATGTGTACGCCTTCCTGTTGGCTGGTGTAAAATGTGTCTGCCTGAGGATTAGTATACTGCGTAGCATATGGCAGACCATAACCAATAGAGTTGCATACCTTGTGGTATCGTCCGTTCATATCCTGAGTATACGTGTACGTCACCAACTTGGGATTGTCACGCATTTCAAGAATGTCCTTCATCCACCGCTTTTCAGCAAAGTTCTTGATGGCAGGAAGACCAACAGACTCAACACCTTGCTTGGTGAGTTCAGTCTGCTTCTGGTTCTGAATATCATCCCCATTTGGCTGAGGTCCTTGTGGTGCATCACACCCAGCGAGAGCAAAAGCAGCAGCAAGAGCGGCGACAATAGCAATCTTATTCATGATATAATTCCTTACTTGATGGAGTCGTAGAAGTTGCGAAGATCAGCGGGCATCTTTTCTTCGGGATAAACCTCAAAGCGATGACGAATGATCGGCTTCAATGCTTCCTTACCTGCTTCATCCGAAGTCACATACTGACGCTGGAGTTCAGTAAGATCGCGGACCATGCCCTCATTGTACTGTTCCGACTCATGGAATACCTTGCTGTCAACAGCGCGATATCGAGGAGCAAAGAACCCATACTCAGCATAGCCGAGATAGTCCAATCCAAATCCCACTGCCAAAAGAGCAATAAATGCGAGAACGCTTAGTGTAATTACCTTAAACATTATTAGTTACCCTTGTTAGTGTTGGATGAATTGAACAAGATACCACACAGAATGTTGATTCCCCAAGCCTGCACCCATCCAATTTGATGCAGGCCAGGGTCTGCGTCCACGAGACAGTCGTTCCACAGCCACATGACGGGCAGTGCAAACAGAAGTCCAGGAACAAAAATGGTGATGATCGCAAGAACTGCATCGCCAACAATATTAGAAATAGTATTCATTTCACTTTCAATGCCTTCCAATAAAAATAGTTTTAGAATTTGATCGTTTATCAAACAGATACCAGCAGCAGTTGTCTTTGCCGCTACTTTTGCTATTCTCGATCCACTTAACTCGCCCAACAGATACAACCATTTCACAACGTTTCATTAACTCGACTGATTGCTTGGTATGCATCCAGTCAGCATCAAACAACAACCAAGTTGGAAGTTGATTACTGAAGTGTTCGATCATAGGATGAAGGATCTTTCTATCCCACGGCGGGTTCGTTATGATATAATCATACTTGATATTGAATGTTAAGTCAAGAGCATTTGCTTGTATAATGTGTATAATACTCTTATCTTGTGGCTCTATGTCCCATGCTCCAATACATGTATGATTATGAAAGTCTAGGTGTTTAATAAGACGACCATCGCCAGCACAAGGTTCATAAAAGGTAGAATATTTCTTTAGATGCGGTAATAGAGGCAAAACTGCTTGCATAGGAGTAGGATAAAAGTCTCTCTCCACCCGATCAAAGTTACTTCTCTTACCCATTACAACCACTCATACCCTTCATCCTCTAATGAATAGCAAACATGTTTGATATCAAATGCTACAATAGCCCGCATACAACCTTCACACGGCTTAGCCAAACCCTGAGTAATCAAGGAATTATTATTATTGGACCACTTGCATCGATATACATAGAGTTTGGATTTAGCCACAGTTTCGGCATCATATCTCCTCAGAGCATTAGCGATTGCATCTATCTCTGCATGAAGATATATTGCCTCTTCGTGTTTAGCATATCTACCTTGAAGAGGATGCGTTTTGTTTCTATTGGTACCAATAGAAAGTATTTCATTTTTATAAACAAGAGCAGAGGCTATTCTAGCCCTAGCAAATGGTTCAGATGCTTCAGCAACCTTGCTGAGGACCTTCATCGTCTTCATCGAAATCTTCATCTATAACCAGAACCCATCCCAACAAAGGGCTATAATATGTGACATTTTCTTGCAAATCAAATCGTTCGATGTAGTCTGCTAGTTCTTCATGTGAAGAAAAGTATTTTTCCAATAGATCATCGACCATCAAGCAACACTCCAATTATAGTCATCAAAAGTCTTTACCGACTCATATCCATCATATTCATCAATTCGATATAATGTTCCAGACACAAGTTCCTTGATTCGCAACCTAGCACACGCGCCATCAGCAAGTTCACCAAGTTCCTCTACGACCTGCACCAGTACAGGATCAGTGCGTTCAATATCACGATCATATAATTCGTCCCCTGCTTCCTCTGTGATGCCCTTGATCTTGGCATATCGCGATATAGCCTCGTGCGAAAGACTGAATCCACCATAACAAGCATTATAAACAATTTTAGTCATTCACTTAGCCTTTCGAATGAGACGAGCAACATCTTTATCTAGAAAATCACCGGTAGTGTACCACACCCGCGAGGCGACACAATCAAGCATTTCCAGACCACACTTGTCTGCATTTGGACAGGTATCGCAAGGAATATCTCGAACGTTCTCTGGAGTGTTCAGGACCATCTTGGATGCAGATGAAAGACCTGCCATGAAGGATGTATCGGTTGTTATGGAAAAATAATCAGCGTTCATTCAAATGTCCTTAGTTTATACTTCACTACACAGAGATTCGCGTTAAAAGTCATCAGGACCACCACAAATGCCGATAGCAATCGGGCACCAGACCGTAATACTGGCGATACCAATAAAAGGAAACAACACAATTATTTTCAAAAACTCCGAAGGATGCATGTAGAGTACAAATTCCTTGAATCCGAAAATTTCAAGAAACAAAAGAACGAACGCGATGGAAAAAACTTTCAACATAACGAATCACTCCAAATCACTGACTATATCCCGACCATATACGAATCGGGATATATGTCAACCTCTACTTGCGTTCGGTCTCATTATAAAAACCAGAATCATATTCACCAATCTGCTCAGGTGTCATATCAACTTTATCAATAAGAGTAGAGTTATATGTTGCTCCGGAATAGTAGTGAGGATTGTAGGGGCGACCATAATAGGCATCCGCACTACCACGGTCATAAGGACCGCCATGTCGAGCATCAAACGACATCATTCACTCCCACATTGCTGAAGCCAAACGAATCAACCTTGAAGATTTGACCATTAATAATCATACGATCACCTATCATAGAAGATCGGTGCCCCCACTTTTCGCCATTTTCACCATCAAGAGGTTTAACAACAGTCACACGAGGATTGAAATCTGGGTTTTGGCAAAACTCGCCGCGAACATTAAGCGTCTTCTCCATTGACCAGGAGCCGCCGAGGTTCTGAGTATGACGATATGCATACTCCAGTGCATGATTGATGTTATCGCCCAGGATAACAGGAGCATCAACGGTAGCGACATGCTCATACCAACGACCACCAAGACCATCACGGTCAAAATGGAGAACTTGAACTTCAGTCATAACGAATCACCTTTTCTATCTGCTACATTCTCAACCTACACGAATCGTGGAATATGTCAAACGAAATCTTCAAGCGCCTTGATCTGAATCGGTGTGGCAATTCGAACAAACTTACGGATCGTTTCGGCCGCAAGGTAATATCCTTGAAATTCCAGAATTTCAGCCTCTTCAATCATTTCTTGAACAATTTCAGTAACAGTCATTATCAGTTGACCTTTACATAAGAGATGTTATCATATGTATTTGACTTTTCACGATTAAAATCAATAGTTTTTTTATTTTCTTCAAAAAAGTTGCGGGCTTGTTTATGAAGATTCCACTCATCTTCTGCTTTAATAAAAAAACTATCAGAAACAATTTGTTGAATGAATTTTACTTTATATGTCTTTAGTTTCTTTTGTTTTTTGATATATTCTTTTAGTTTTACTTTGGCATCACGCCCATTAATCAGATCACAGAAAGTCTTTTCATCAGTGTCGGCTAGTGGTCCCCAAGATTCGGAGGATCGATTACGAACTTCAAAGGTCATTATAGTGTCTTCCTATAGTCATTAACAAAACATTCTGATATGTATGGTTCATCCCATTCACGATATTGGTATGTGTATTGCTTGCGTGGATTATCCAGAACGAACTGTGTGGCCTCTTCTTCTGTATCAAAAAAGTAATACTGATGTCCGTAACGTTTGGTTGTATGATCTACAACCAAATCACCATATGTTCCATACTTTGTTGTTTGGATTGCATGACGCATTACTTCATGAACAAACATTGTTATATAATACCATACAATAGGACAAGAGAAATAAATCCATTGATAACAATAAGAGCGTTGTCTTTCTCACGAAATCCGGCATACAACCATAACAATGCGCCCATAAGACCAAAAATCATATCCGCTTCATGATAACCAAAGGCACGAAAAACAACCGAAGTCATAATACAGAGAATGCCTAACCACTTGCTTTTTTCGGTCATTAGATGATCTTTCCATCAAGAACAAAGTAGTTGTGGGCACCATTCTCGCCATAATGAAACACCAGATGACCATCATCTTCAAAAATCTGAAGAGGAGCGCGACCAGCAGCAAGTTTAGCAAAATAGTCATCAACGCTATAGTGCTTCTTCAACACGGCAACAAACTTGACCTTATTGACAGGACCACGATGCTTGAAACGAGCGACAAACTTACGTTCGCCGTTGTGATTGTAGTGAAGATATCCACCGTGATATTCAAAGTTGGACTTTTCAAACTTGATCATAACGAATCACTCCAAATCACTGTCTACTTTTTTACCATATACGAATCTGGTTATATGTCAACCTCTATTTTACCACTTTGACCTTGTGGCCCAACAGTGCCTCAATCTCAGCAACGGTAAGTTCCTTGGTGGGATTGGTAGCGGATTGGTGTTCTTCTTGTGTCAGGTGTTTGCCATTCAGATACCATAACTTAGTGCCATCTACCCATTCAACAGCAGGACCATCTTCGCGATGCAGTTGTCCATTCAGGAACCATTTCTTGGTTCCATCTTCCCATTCAATAGCAGGACCATCTTCGCGATGCAGTTGTCCATTCAGGAACCATTTCTTGGTTCCATCTTCATAAACTTTTACGGTATATTCAATCATAACGAATCACTCCAAATCACTGTCTATATTCCAACCATATACGAATCTGGTTATATGTCAACCTCTATTTTACGATCTTGACCTTATGCCCGAGCAGTGCCTCAATCTCAGCAACGGTAAGTTCCTTGACAGGATTGGTAGCGGATTGGTGTTCTTCTTCGGTCATCCAGGTGTCATTCAGGCACCAATACTTGGTGCCATCTGCACATTCAATAGCAGGACCATCTTCACGATGCATTTTGCCATTCAGGAACCAGTCCTTGTTGCCATCTGCATATTCAATATCAGGACCATCTTCGCGATGGCGTTGTCCATTCAGAAACCAATACTTGCTACCATCTTCATAAACTTTTACGGTATACTCAATCATAACGAATCACTTTCTCTCACTGTCTACTTTTTTACCATATACGAATCGGGATAAATGTCAACCTACAATCGACTCAAACCTCTACGTTTTTATATACGACATGGTTAGGTCCATGTTCACCATAAACACACCTAGCGATTCGCTTGGCGTCCTTGAATGAAGTTGCGTTTAGCCCGATATAGTCAATATCTGTTTCTCGATTTACCTCTTCTGTGATAAAAATTAGGAAGTACCGCTTCTTAAACTTTGGTGATTTTTCCATGTGTTAACCCATGATAGTCATAATAGTTGTTGATAACATTGATAGATTTCCCAATCCATTGGTCTCTTTTTTGAATGAACAACTGTTCTTCGCCATTCTCTACTGCAACAATAACAACAAGATTATTCACAGGTACACCAGTTAATTCTTCATACATTACCGCATAGATAGACAATTGCATGAAGTATGTATCAATCCATTCCAGTTTCTTTGATTTGTCGGATGTTTTGAAGTCGATGATTGACCTACGACCATCAAAGTCTGCAATAACATCTGCTGTTCCAGCAACACCTAGGTGTTCTGAAAACATCTGTAACTCAATACCAAGAACATTGTCGATGCGATCAACAAATTTTTGTATGGTCTTAAACATGCCAAGAGAAAATGGATTTACTGTTTTAGTGTCAATTTGTTTATTATGAAGATAATCTTCACAAATAGCATGAACTCTGGTACCGCGTTCTGATGTTCTCTTTAGAACTTTTTTAACTTCTTCTTCACCTAGACGCTTGCGCCATTCTGCTAGTTGTGGTTTCTTGTACCAACCCAGGACAGTGGTGACAGAAGGAACTTTAGAACCATCAGGGAGGCGATAAATCCTCCCTGTGGTCTCATCTCCGTCAATCCTGTCAATGCTAGGAAGCGATGTCAGGTTGTGCTTGAACGTCTTTTGTATCACGAAAATAACCAATCTGTTGTAATTCTGCTAAAATAAACTCACGTACAAATCCAGAGCGAACGATATCATCCACTTCAAACTCAACCTTTCTTATAGAAGGAATCTTCATCAGAATTGACATCATAGATTTAAGCCCAGATGTTTCATTGTAACGTGAACTTGTCAAGTCATCTTGATTGATGTCTCCACATACGATCACACGCGATCCTTCACCTACTCGGGTAAGAATAGTCTTTAATTCCATATAGGAAAGGTTCTGAGCCTCATCCACAATAATAATCGCATTGTCGATTGTGGTACCGCGAAGGAATGATGTTGATTCGAACTCAACAATGCCTTTTTGTTTTAGTATGCCGTATACATCTCCACGGCCGAATAGTTTTGCACAGATGGAGATGTATGGTGCTTCGAAGACTTCCATCTTCTGAGACGCGGTGCCAGGCAAGAAACCAATGGCTTTAGATGATTGTGCGCTTCTAATAATAACTACTTTACGTGGATCATTGAGGTCTTCCATCACCTCTTCGAGAGCAAGATATAAACTGATAAATGATTTACCGGAACCAGGAACTCCATGAAGCAAAAGGTTCTTTCCCTCATCGTAATATTCAAAAGACTTACGTTGATTATCTGTAACAGGTGAAATTTGAGATAGATTAAGTTTTAGTTTATCTTCTGTATTTCTTTCTTTATTTTGTCTGCTTTTTCTATTACGGTCTCGCTTTTCTGCTCTTGTGGTAGCCATAAGACTCCTTAATCATCTGTATGTTAAGTCACCGGCACATACTATGTCAAAGCACCGCCAATCTTGGATTTTACCTTGTTGACTGCTTCGCGGGTCTTTGATTCCTTGATTCCCTTAGATCCATATTTCTCTGCGAGTGGAGAAAATGGATTAGCAGCAGCAATACGACCTAAAACATCGTTCATTCCGCTGTCAGTTTTTACACGATCACCAGTACCTCCTACAATCATAGGCGCATGGAATACTTGTTGAATGTGTGGATTATCTTGGAGAAACTGCTTGTGTGATGCATAAGACCACAACTCGTCCCACGTTTCTTGTGTTTCAGGAATGAGGTACTGGTACATTGGCATGTAGTTACTCCTTGCAATTACTTATAAAATCAGTCTGCTTGGCGTGTAATGAAAGTCTTACGAATTGTAGCAGGGCTGAAGTATTCTTTGACCACATCAATAGCATCGTCTATATTATATTCTCGACAAGAGAAGATGTCGATATATCCTTCTCCAGTATGGTCATTGAAGTGTGCAATGATGTTGCTAGTTTCTATGAGTTGAATAACCGTCCATCCTTCTAGATGTACTTCATTGTGACCAAAATGAAGAATCTGAGGTTCGCCATAAGGAACCATGTCAATGCGTTTGACAAGTTCTTTTACCCAAAGTTCTAGTTTTTCTGGATTTGTAATTGAAGCGATATCACATCCGCCGCAATCGATGAGAGTCTGAAATCCCCAGTATTTCATTTATTCGTCGTCTTCTATTTCTAACAGTTGGTCAATATCAAGTGTCTTGATTGCCCTACTTAGACGCTTCTGTTTCTTGTGTTCCCGATATTCATTGACGGGACCTTTACTGTAACCTTCGTCTTCTTCGTACCAATCCTTGAACTTCATAACCTTCTTCTTATGCATTTACCGCTTCTTTCTTAGGTCGACCAGGACGACGCTTTACTTCAGATTGTTGTGTTGTCGTTGTTTCTGTATTCTGCTTAGGTGGAAGCAAGAGTGTGAATACACTACGGACCAGTTCTTCATCGATATTTATATATGGAAGATTGCGATCCTTAACTGCCAAAATCAACTTAGCATCGGCAGGATCAAGTGCTTCTAGAAAGTTTACGAACAATGCTTCACGTTTTGCCTTTGAGATATTTGGGTTTTCTGGTCCAACCCAAAGATACATCTTACGGAAAGTGTTGTATAGCATTGCTTGCTGATCTAGAAACTGACATGGTTTGTATGGAGGCGCACCCTCAGGTAGAAGCCACCGCACACCCGGATGATATGTCATCTTTAGGATTTCCATAAACGTAGGATTGTTTACGTTTGCAGCCAACATACTACGCCTCTTTTCGTAATCTGGTTCGGCGTCAATCTTATTCAAAATCTCTGAGATACCTAACATTCTTTATTCCTTATTTTATAAAATTTCAAAAATCGCCAACACATTCAATAAGATTCTTCAAACGGTTTTCAATAAAATAATTGAAAAGTTTGCTACGATCTTTCTTTTGAGTATTATACTGTTCTAGAACTTGTTCTGAGATTTCAGTGGGAATACATTCAAGGTCGATCAACTGTTGATTGCGCTTATAGTTGCGAAGCATGTTTTCATTACAAAACTGTTCGGGTTCTTGCAGCATCCAAGAAGACATTTTCTTGGCAGTCACCGGAGACTGTCGAATACCCATAACAAACACATTATCGGCCGATAGAAAGTTGGGAATGCCATCAGATGCATCGCCCTTCATGATATGTTCCTTGAGAAACAAGTCAGGATTTGTGCAGGTGATATATTTCTTGAGAACCGGGCTGTATTGTTTGACGTTAGGATACTTCTGCAACTGACCAAAATCTTTGTCGCCAGACAGTATCAGAATTTTTTCACGCATATGATACTCTTTGACAAGAGTAGCGATAATGTCATCAGCCTCAGCGTGTTCTACCTGAATGACTTTATATGGAAAAAATTCTTTCATTTCTTGACGAATTTTATTCAGTGTTTGAAACACTGCATTCCAGTCAAGTTCAGAAGCATCCCGTTCTTTCTTGCGATTTGCTTTGTAATAAGGATAAATCTGCTTGCGCCAGTAGTTCTTGTCATCACAAGCAATGACCATTTCACCAAACTCAGGTGAAAACTTTACCTTGTGTGCGCGAATAGCATTCAACACCATATGTCGAATTATATCCTCTTCAATCTTAACATTCTTATGGTTACCAATCTGTGCCATAAGAGTTGAAATTATCACTTGTGAAAAATCCACGATAATCATGTTATGTTGCTTTCATGTTGTTATACAATATATATATACAACATTTTTGGATAATTGTAAAGAGTTATTCTTCAAAATCTTCTTCATCGATGTTTGGAAAATCAATCAACTGTTCTGCTGCTTGTTGCAGCCCATGAGTGACACCCATACTCTTGAGAATCAATGATCGTAGAGATTCTATAACTAATGCAACATCTTTGCTGAAGTCATCATCATCAAAATTGAAACCTAACATACCAATCTTATAGAACAACTCTTCGGCCATTTCATCCGTCAAGAAATGAACAAACTCTATTTTGTTTAGAAGAGCCTGTTCTCTCATCTCCTCAAGATGATCTTGCGTAAAGTTAGTTCTGTTTCTCAGAGGAAACTGAATAACATTCGACCGTATCTCAACGTAAACATTGGAAACATTAGTAGAAATGGCCGTGTTAGTATCCACACAAATCTCCTTATTCTACCATTACTTATTTTTTAGGGATTCTAGAAGACCTGACCATTCCAGTGCTTTAGTGTTCCAGTTGTATGTACGATCTGTTTGAATCTTTTGTAGATAAAGATCCTGTGCAATCAAGTCTCTTTGATTACGCATAACGTTGACACCCTGCGAAAGAACCTGATAGAATGAGTTTGCGTGATGATTCTTATCTTCACTCCACTGATACATCCATGTCAACCCCATTGCGGTTTCCGGTAATGCTGCTAGATTAGGATGAATGCAGAGTAGACCGGCAGACATGGCCTCAATCAAACAGAGACAGGAAGTTTCTTTCCAGATTGAAGGATATGCAAAGATGTCCGCGTTCAACAGAGCGCCGCGTAACTCTTCATTGCTTACAGATCCGTGATAGTTAATCTGTGGATGCTGACGACAGATTTCAAACAGTTCTTCATACTGTTGGTCGCGTTGTTCCCAACCATACAACTTGAATGATGAATAGACATCCAATGTGATATTAGGATCATTCTCGGCTAACTTGATAAAGACTGGTACCAAAATATCTAGGCCGCGGTGTGGAGTAGGTGTGTAGATCAATCGAATCTTTTCATCATCAACAGTCTTTGCTGATGTGTCGATAGGTTCAATAGAGTTTTTGATGACAACAGAATCGCTATATGGTACACCACGAACATTGTTGTATTGTTCCATCTGCCAGTTTGAAACAAAAACAAACTTGTCAAACTTCTTGCGATACATAGGATCAGATAATCGCGAGGACTCTGGATCTTCTGGTAGATCATGACAGTAGTAAACTTTAGTCTTGGTTTCGTCTAGTTCGCGAGCGCGAGAGAATACAATCTGTGTATCTTCTAGTAGTTCGCGAGGAACAGCACCACCATACAGGCGTTCTTGTAGTAGTTCCGTACCACCCTTTGAGTTCTTGTTTAACTCATTGCGTTCCATCAAGTCATGATTACTCATTAGGTTCCACCGCTTCCATTTCTTCTGTTAGTTTTTGGTGATAAAGTTCGGATGTTTCTAGTAACAGCGACACTACTGACATGGCACTAATACGTGCTGCAATGTTGATAACGATCCACCTAGCAATAAATGCTCGAATGTATTCCCATCGTGTTAGTTCTTTCATTATACAGAAAATCCTACACTAAAATCAATGACAGAATCTTTGCGAAATGAGCGCCAGCCTTCGCTCTCTAGGTCCCAAACAGAAATGACTTCGGTATTTGTCTTGCGAGTTTGAATATGTTCTTCTAGATCGGTCTGTGTTGGCAGAATCTCTGGAGAAAGTGTGCAAAGCATTTTGCGTACTGTTCCGTCCTTCTTTGTGAAGTTGACTTGACAGATGTTGTGCTTTAGATCATCCAAAAAGGAGATTGGAAGTGTCGTTGTTTCTGATTCGTTCATGTAGTTCATTATATCCTCCAATGTATGTTTCATTATAAAAAATCTGTGGTACAGTACGTGCATGTGGTACTTCAGTTAGCAACCGTTCTTTCGTTGCCTCGTCTGTAATATCCATTTCAACAAACGGAATAGACTTTGATGTTAGAAGATTTTTAGCCGATGTGCAGTTTGAGCATCCCGGCTTTGAGTATATCTTATACATAGTAGATCCTGTATGGTTTGTCAAGAGATAAAGGGACAACCGAAGTCGCCCCTAAATCTATTTATACAATTTTATAGAATATGTGATGCCCAATGGTAGCAACTCTTGCATACTTCCAATGTGGTCTTACATATAGGGCATGATAATAAAGTGCGCCGTGAGTTATATCGGCAATTTGAGAATAGTAGACATCGTGCGCAACTTGTCTATTACGCTTATAAAGTTCTTTATCTACAATCTTCGGATGATGTTTAAACCAACTAAACTGGTTTCTCTGCATTACAACCTCACATGGGGTCTTTGCAAAACCATAATTAATTCGGTTCATAACTACATTTGCTACTGCGATTTGCCCTTTCAATGGCTCGCCTCGTGCTTCGAAATAGACATTCTGTGCCAAGCATTCAATTTGCGCTTGATCGTGACTTGATGTTGTTTGTGCCATTACTTGTGGTGTTACCGTTAACAAAGCGAGTGTGGCAAGCGCCTTGAAAATTTTGTTTACGTAAGACATTTCTTTCCTCTTAGGTTCGAAGACCTAGGCAACAACTGAAAGTCTTATAGGGTATCTCAACCCGTACAGACAGTTATGCTATGAGAAGATACGGAGGTAAAGAAATCGGGTATCTTCTACATCCATTTCCCTCTTACTGGAAATGCAAGATCGTCGTTGTTTCGTTTGAATCATATCAATAGTATGGTATTATACTGTAGATATAATGCTTACTAGCCATCGCAGACTTGAAGCGTTGTAAGAGTACAATGGAAGTAGAACTTCCAATGGTATTTATACGAGACGTATTCTTGACCGTGCCTAGGTTGATCGCGAATACGATTGCACTTCCATCTCGATGCAATTTGACACTTACTCCCAATCCCCGAAGCAGTTATCGCAAGTGACCTCTTTGGTGCGCTTATAGTGGATTCCATCCAGAGGCGTAAGAGGTTCTAGAGAACCTGCTCGTGACTATCAGAGGAACAGGTCATATTGTCTTTAATTATACACTAGATTTACGAGGTTGTCTAGTCTTTTTTGGAGAAGTAGGTGCAGATGGCACCGGCGCTACCTTTGGTGCTCTAGGTTTACGAGGTGGTTTAGGTTTATCTGGTTGTTTGCTACGATGTAGAATGATGATACCCTTAGATCGCAGTTCACGAATGATCTTACTATGATCCATTAAGAGTTTGTTTAGTGCTTCCTTATCAACAGGAGCATTAGGAGCCTTGCGTTTCAGATACTTGTCCACAGATTCGTGAATATCATGAAACTCTTCATCGGTGCAGTCCAGATAGATAGCAGCCATTATTACAACCTTCCGCTAATATCAATGATATCATATCGATCAAAATGTCCACTAATATCTAGACATGTATCGATATGCTTCTGTGCTTCACCAAAAGTCTCGAACGACTCAAGAAAGTTATCTTCCTCAGGATAATAACGATCCCAACCTAGTACCCAGAATACTTTCATGTTCAATCTCACCAAAACTTGGCAACAAAATGCCAGACAACAGAAATGATAATAACCCAAAGAGCAAAATTAATCAAGAGCAATTTACAATACATATTCATGCCAAAAATACCAAACGTGAAAAGTAGAATATGGCCGCCGCCCCGGCCAACGCGATACTATAAAAAAGTATATCTGAAACAAGGTCAACAACGTATGCTAAACGTGTCGGTCGAATCATGCTTGACATACAATGATAGCATCGGTCTGCATGACCGCTTTTTACCCAATCTGGATTATTGTAACTGTGACAGTGTTCACAGCATTCATAATATTTTTGTTCGCTCATGATTAACACTCCATTATAGTGGAGGTACGACGAGAGATTTCTGAAATAACACGAATCTTACCTTCGTGTCCAACTAAGCGATAATCGATGCGTTGGTCAATGTCATTGAGAAGATCAGCATATTCATCTTCATCATGTACAACATCATCAAACAAAAAAGTAGAATTTCCATGTTCACCGAGCATATAAACAGTAACAACAGCAGTAAACATAATTCAATCCTTAGTAAGAATGCAACCAATTGCAACCAAGATGCAAAAGATAGATGATTCAACATTACCAGTGATGACTAAACCAAACGCACAGATAATTTCCATACACGCAATTATGTTCAAGAACTTATTCACAATCAAAACTCCCAAATCTTGATTCCGCGCCGAATCACTGACTACTTTTTTACCATATACGAATCTGGTTATATGTCAACCACTACTTTACAATCTTGACCTTGTGACCCAACAGTGCCTCAATCTCAGCAACGGTAAGTTCCTTGGCAGGACTCATGCGCGCTCGATGTTCTTCTTGTGGCAGGTATAGGCCATTCAAATACCAATACTTGGCGCCGTTAGCACATTCAACAGCAGGACCATCTTCGCGATGCAGTTTGTTATTCAGGAACCAGTCCTTGCCGCCGTTAGCATATTCAATAGCCGGTCCATCTTCGCGGTGCCGTTGTCCATTAAGGTACCAATACTTGCTACCATAGATAGGTATATATAGCAGTTTCGCAAACTGACATCAAGTTCATGATTGCGCCAAAATCACCTATCTTTGGTGGGTATAAATTGGCATATCTTAAACCAAGTCTTGGTGCCATCTGCATAAACTTTTACGGTATATTCAATCATTGTATTGCTCCTTGTTTACCGACTAACTTTACTATAAAAGTGAGGTAGCGTCAACCACTACTTTACAATCTTCACCCGATGACCGAGCAGTGCCTCAATCTGGGCAACGGTAAGTTCCTTGGCAGGATTCATTCGCTTTTGATGTTCTTCTTGTGTCAGCTGTTTGCCATTCAGAAACCAGAACTTGCTAACATTAGCATATTCAATAGCAGGACCATCCTCATTGTGGAGTTTGCCATTCAGGTACCATTTCTTGGTGCCATCTGCATATTCACAAGCAGGTCCATCTTCGCGATGCTGTTGTCCATTCAGGAACCAGTCCTTGCTACCATCTGCATATTCAACAGCAGGACCATCTTCACGATGGCGTTGTCCATTCAGGTACCAAGACTTGGCGCCGTTAGGATAAACTTTTACGGTATATTCAATCATAACGAATCACCTTATATCTTATTGGCTACATTCCTGATAATATACAAATCCGGATAAATGTCAAGAGGGAAATGTATACCCCACCAAAGTTTCTAACTCCGATAAAGATTTTTCTATTACAACAGATCCTTCAATGTTATCTGCCATATAAACTTTGATATTTCGACCTTTGAGATAGACAACTTTGTAATACGCCGATGGAACGGGAATCCTGTGTTCTCCGATGCAAGTAGATGTATCGCCGTATATTGCACCAGTCACCACGTATTGCGTCTCCATCCCTCTCACCATCGCTTCCAGTTCTTTCCATATAATCCTGTTTACATCTGGTAGTTGTGGTGTCATGTTTGTCATTAGAAACGTATCGCGCATCTGGACTTCGTTTCCAGCGTCGGCCGCAGGCGTTAGGTGCCCACGATCATATCCACTGTCTGTATAGTCATCTGGCGCTGGTGACCGTTTCAGGCGAGGATCAGAGCAGAATGCATCTTCTCTTTCCACATGGTCATGTGGAGATTGTGTGACCTCAGCAGATAGAATCGCCCTCATATTCTTTTCATCATAAAGAACGAGGTAGAAAGAGTTGCAAAGCACTGTGGTGCCAGAAACGACAATAGCCTGACCGTAAGGCCAGACTTGATTTGCAGGTAACGATGGAGGTAGCTTCCGCTTTGCTAGAAATGAAAAAGCAGCGGAAGCTAACATCCTAGGGATAGATAGCAACCGCTGCATCATTATTTCCTTGAGTGTTAGATTACACTCTATTTAGTATTTAATCTTCTTGAGCCTGTGTTACGTTCGAACTACGCTTGTAGTTGCCCCAATGATCATTTGCACGAACACGGATATTCAACATGTTTGTCTGGTTCTTAATAGGATTAGCAATAGTAATCCATGGATTACGACCTGCTCGCCATGCTTTAACAAGATCAAGTTCATGTGTTAGTGTGCAACGATCACGTTTCACTAGCTTTGTAGTTGCTTTAGAAACGTTTGAGTGAATACCCTTTGATACTTTAGTCTTACGTGTACTAACTGCCATTTTATACCTTTCATGATATGGAGCGGTTGTCTGGAATCGAACCAAAGTCTTGTGTTGGACACACATGTTTTGCCATTAAACTACAACCGCATTGGAGCGTCCGGACGGATTCGAACCGTCTCCATCAGCTTGGAAGGCTGAGTCCTATCCCAGTAGAACGGACGCAAACTATTATGGTAACATATCGTAGAACCTGCCCGTCTTCTGACCAACAGCACGGACACGATTCTTAGGATATCTCTTTTTGGCATTCTCTAATGAACGTGCAATAGACTGTGCGCGATTAGGAACACCACCTTCAACTCTACGCCAGTTATCATCAACACCTAGAACTTCAATCTGAATGTTCTCTGGTGTCTCTGTGGTCGATTCTTGAAAGTTTTTAAAGTTTTTCATTTTCATACTCATATTTATATACAGATATATGCCCTATATGTCAATATATATTTTCTAAAAAATGACGAAAACATTTGATTCAATCATAGAAAAGATAAAGAATGGAGCCGGTGATAGGACTCGAACCTACGATGAGTATTAAACTTACGGCTTACAAAACCGTTGCAATCGCCGCTATGCGACACCGGCATTAAACTTTTGTTGTGCGAATCGTAGTCTCACCCGTATCATCATTGTGACTTACATGGTGAGCATTGAAATTGATACCTGGGTGTTGTTGCTTCAATGAAAGAAACTGTGCTAGATTGTCTTTAGAATCGTCATAAAGATGAACATTTTTATACCCGTTTTGATTAATAAGATTATGTATAATATCACGCTTTCTTACAGCAGGATCACCAGGAATGTTACCTGCTCTGCGAACATGTATCTTATTTATATCTATTCCATACTTATTCATAAACTCAGCAAACTTGGGTTGATCATCAAAGTCTGCACGGGCAGTTAGTATCTCTACCTTGCCACCATTATTATGAATGGCTTTCATCTTAGCCAACATACTACGAATAGGTTTACCTGTTTGATGTAACTTGCTAGACGACCTGAAATCAGAGAAGTCATATGAATGGCCTGGTTCTAACTTATGTGTATTAAACTGTTGATTACTTAGAGACTTGACCCGCTTGCCATGTTCATCGTTTACATGAATAGAGAGTGATCCCGGATCATGAGAAAACAAAGTTTCATCAAGGTCAAAGGCATGGAGTGTGTTTTGCGACTCGGCAATAAAGTTTTTAAAGTTCGTTATGTTGTTCATGTTCTACTTATAAGATATTTTTATGGGTTGTCAATATCAATTTAAACCTTTTCAGTATCGTCCATTACAAGTTCAAGGCAAACATTTTCTCTACCGTATATTAGATCGAGACTTTCCGCAATTTTTACGGCTGGCTTATAATCTTCGAACAAACATTCAACAATCATTTCATATTCTGCGTTCAGTGCATATACGTGAAACATGTTAGTTCCTTTATATTGGCTCCCTATCCACGTAACGCTCGTGGCAATGGCGGTTTAACAGACCGCTAGGAACTGTCTTCGGTAGAGGCGACATATAATTATCTATAACAAATTTTCTTATGGTCGAATAACTACAAGTTCAGTAGGAAGTTGCTTGCGGTGCAGAACAAGAATACTATCTGCATTATCAAAGAAATCAGATTCTTTCATAATATCAGTATAAGTGGTAACAGTTTCTCCGATATCTCCAGTAGGAATACCATCTACATTTACATATAATACATACTTTGCCATATTTTATTCTCCGATAATCATTCAGCTATTATTTATTCTACCTTTATACCAACCATCAGGAATAGTGTCAAGGGCTTTAATTTTTTTATTAATATGTCCGTTGGTTATCCAAGCTGACCCTTTAGGTGTTAAAACCCTATTGGTTTTCTTTAGATATGAATTCAAAATATTTTTATCAAACCTAAAATAATCTTCTGGTATGTTTACAAACTCAGCGTGAACTTCTCTATGGCAATTGGCGCATAACAAAACACACTTTTCTAATTCTTCGTGCCAATCTTCTAATCTTCCCGGAGCCGCCATAAGATTTCCAAATGACTTTTCTTTTATACTAGGATCGATATGATGCATCTCAAGTGCTTTATGGTGTCTGTCATATCCACAGATTTGACATTTTCCACCCATAGCATGTATCATAGATTTTTTAGCGTTTTCTCTCCATTTACGGACAGAATCCACACTTCTTTGTTTATATTCTTTATATACTTCTGAATTTTTATCCTTATGGGCCATTAACGTATCCTTTTAGTTGATACGTTTATTTATATAAGTTTAACATTCAGTGTTAAAAATGGCTCCTTCGGCAAGACTCGAACTTGCAACCCTTCCGTTAACAGCGGAGAACTCTACCATTGAGTTACGAAGGAATAAAACTCAATCCATCAATTCAATTTCTTTGCTCTTCTCATGGCATAATGCCAACCAATCATCCACCGTGGTTGATTTCGCATAGTCATCATATATTTCACGTAACCATATTTATATCAACAACTTTGTGAGTATTTTTTCCACTTATGATATAATCCTACCTCCATGCCATATGCGGCAATCTCCCAAGGTGAATCATAATATACATCTTCATTCTTTTTTGCAACCCATGGTTTGCCATTCCATAGTGTAACTGAAGACATACCACCGCGAGAAGCAACAGGTTGACCCATTTTCAATTCATTTTTGGCGAATTGCTTAAGGTGTACCATTTCGTGTGCCAAAGTTTGTACCATATCTTCGATTTTGCAATTATCAAGCATGATGGTAAACCATCTTGGATTTCTAACGCCTTCATCATCTAGACATTGGCCTTGAACCGATAGATTTTTAAAGACCTCGATATCTAAAACGATGTTTTTAATCGTGCGTTTATGTAGAAGTTGGTTTGCAAAAAATATCGCAGCCCTTTCTAGGATATCAGATTTTTTAGAACCAACACCGTCGATATTAATTTTCATCATATCTCCTATGCTTAGATTCTTACCATACACGATTCTTGGAAAATGTCAACCTCTATTTTACCACCTTGACCTTATGCCCGAGCAGTGCCTCAATCTGAGCAACGGTAAGTTCCTTGACAGGATTGGTCTGCTGCCGATGTTCTTCTTGTGTCAGGTGTTTGCCGTTCAGATACCAAGACTTGCTACCATCTGCATATTCAGAAGCAGGTCCATCTTCACGATGGTGTTGTCCATTCAGGAACCAGTCCTTGCTACCATAGATAGGTATATATAGCAGTTTCGCAAACTGACATCAAGTTCATGATTGCGCCAAAATCACCTATCTTTGGTGGGTATAAATTGGCATAT